ATGGCCTTTGCCACGCCCTTGCTGATGGCCTGCACCTCGTAGCTGCAGTGTGTAAAGTATTCGCTTTTGGTCTGTGGCAGCTTCTGGCTGCACTCCACATTCACGCGGTATCTGCCCATCCTTCAGCCCGCCTTTCTGCGGTCAGCCGCTCGTTTTTCCTGCGGCTGCCGCTCCTTGCAGGGCTTTTCGTCCTCTTCCTGCTCGGCGCAACTGCCCAGGCCCGCCAGCACCACAGCCAGCGCCAGCAGCACCAGCGCCCCCACAAAACACCCGGCCATGGCCCAGCCGGTGTAGCTCTCCAGCCCGCTTGCCACCAGCAGGCAGCCGATCAGGCTGGCCCAGCTGCCGCAGTAATAGATCCATTTCCGCATTGTCAAAACCTCCCGTTTGTGTTAAACTTCTGGTGATGAGTGCATGCTGCTTTCATCACCCCTTGGCCTTGCCGGTGCTGTCACGCTGGCAGGGCCTTTTTGTTTTCTTGCACTTCTCCCGCTGCTTCTGCCATGCTTCAAACGCAGCCTGGTTCTCCGGGTCTGCGTAAAAATCCGCGGCAATGTCATACAGCGCCCAGATCTGCCACATCTTCAGCGGCCCGCTTTCACCGTCCATTCACGCCTCCTGTCAGTCCGGGTTAAAGGTCTGGAAGCACTCGCCCGTACCGGTCGCTTCCAGCGGAATCTCCCACTCGGCGCAGATGCTCTCGGCCACCGACTTTGCAAAGCCGATCAGCTCGTCGCCCCGCGCTGCCATCAGCACTGCCGGACCTACAATGCTGCTCATGTAGTTGAACGCGTACAGATCCGTGGCGTGCTCATTGTAAGGCAGCTCCTGCAGCAGGCCCTCTTCGTTCACGGCCATCTGGATGCTGTCCACATCCTCCCGTGCCCAGCTGGCAGCCAGGCAGGTGTCGGCCATCTCAATGGGCCCGCCCACCAGCTTCTGCAGCGTCTCCAGCTTGCAGGTGTCTCCGTCGTCACAGGGCAAAAGGTAAGCGCTGGTGTCCACCGGCATCACGATCACAAAACGTTCCATGTCCTTATCCCTCCGTATTGGCATAGCCTGCTTTTTCGGCGTCTTCCACGCTGACATCGTCAAAACACTGCTCCAGCACCATCAGCACCCGGCGCTGTGCGCCGGGGCGCAGGTTTGCCCTGCGCATAGCGATCAGGCAATAGCCCATGCAGGCCGCATTGCTCCACGGCCCGTTCAGGTTTGCCAGCATCCGGGCCGCCTCGTTCTTCTTGCCCATCTCTTTGTCCTCCTTGGTTTCATGCGCTCTTGCCCCTCTCTGCCGTTCTGTGCTACACTTGCGGCAGAAAGGATGTGTTTTTGTGAATTCTCAATCCGTCACGCTTTTCTCCAGCATCGCCGCGCTTCTTACCGCACTGGCTGCAATTGCCACAGCGGTTGTGCAGCTCGTCGTTGCCAAAAGCAATCAGCGCGCCGCCCATCGGCTTGAGCTTTCCAAGCTCTTTTATCACTCCCGTTCCGAGGCTTACCAGCAGTTTCTTTCAGCGCTGCAAAATTATATCAGCGCTGAATCTCTGGAAACCTATAATACCCTGCAGGCTGCCTGTACCCATGCCATGATTTTTTCATCCCCGGAAACCAGCCAGGCGCTCAGCGCTTTCAGCGGCTGGACTGCACGCTATCATTGTTCTGGCTGCTCTTCCTCGATTCAAAAAGATTATGAGCGTGCACAGACAGCAGCTGTGGAAGCGATGCGCAGTGAGCTAACGCAACTGCTCTATCAGCATCCATGTAAGTGATGCCACCGCTGCACTTGTGCTGATCAATTGCCCAATCAGGCAGATTTCCAACTGCAGCCGGAACAGTCCCACTACAGCTATAACAACCCCAAGCGCAGAAGCACCAAGTATGATCACACCAAGCAAAAAAGGCATCGTTTTCACCTCCCGCCCCTTCCCGGGGCTTTTTTTCATGCGCTTTTCCCCGGCAGGAATTCCCAAAGGGTCTGTGCCGCTTCCAGTGTTCGGTTATTTTCTTTGCTGTGTAAGTACAGCCCCAGTTCGTTGTAGTCTCTGCCCGCCTCTTCCACAGGCGTGCAGGGCTTTTTTGTTTCTTCCTCCACCTTCTTCCCTCCCTTCATGCGCTCTTGCCCGGCTGGGACGAGGTGTTAGAATCTTTTTGAGATACCGTCAGGGCAAAAAAGATCTCATTGACCTCTTCCGCACTCAACCCGTAATGCTCCTGTATCGCTGCAATTTCATTCTGCCGAAACTGCGCTCCACGGTATTCATTGATTTTCGCATTCAGCCGGGAGAGGCTCATCTGCAGATACTGGGCCAAATCTTGCTGTGATTCGCCATGCAGCTGCATCACAGCCTTTAATTTGCGTTCGTTCAATCCATTGTCACCTCCGATTTTTTAAGATACTTAGATATTAGCATCATCGTATCTTTTTAAGATACTTAGATATTAGCATCTTCGCCGAATCTTGTCAAGATGTTTTTTCTTGCATTTTAGATTTTCTATGGTATTATTAAGATACACTGTAGGAAGGGGTGATATTTCATGACCACCGGCGACAGAATCCGCCAACTGCGCATCGAGCATCAGATGACACAAGAGGAGCTCGGTGCAAAGGTTGGCGTACAAAAAGCAGCCATCTACAAGTACGAAAACGGTCTGGTTGTAAATCTCAAGCGTTCTGTACTTGAAAAACTCGCTCTCGTATTGGACACCACTCCCACCTATCTGATGGGCATGGAAGAATCCGAGCACAATCCATCCACACTCACCCCTCAGCAGTCTGCTCTGCTGGCGTCCTTTGACCAGCTCAACGAGGAGGGACAGACCAAGGCCGTGGAGTATGTGGAGGACCTTGTGCTTACCGGCCGTTATAAAAAATGTCCTGCGTCTGAGCTGGGCGCAAAAGAAGCGTAAAAAATAAAGCCGCCTGTCTGGCGGCTGTGTGAGGATGTTATCATGGGCATATCAACCAATTTTATATTGATTTTTTTGCTGGCAGCTTTACTTGCTTACATTTCTTTTCTTCTTTGGAAACCGCTCAAAGTCTCTGAGCCTTCAAGCAAACTGATTTGTTTTTTTCTCGCCCTTGCCTTTTCCGTTTTCCTCGGCCTTGTTTATCTCCTCGGTTTTACTTTAGGTGGCACAGCGTTCAGCCTTATGATGTTCGGTCATACCATCAGTTATATTCTAGCTGGCATCTGTAGTGTTCTTCTTTGTGCTTATACCATTAAAATTCTTCCCTCGAAGATTGGAAATGGCACTGCTTTTCACTGTTTCTGTAATATTTCTTTTGTTGTATTCCTTGTTCTTGGCATCGGAGAAATTGCGACAGCTCATTCTTCTAATTTTGTTTTATCTACACTTCCGAATGCTGTATTCGATAATACTGTACTCGGTATTTCCAATATCGGTGTCGCCCTTTGTGCTGCCTGCATTCGCCCTTCTAAAAAAGTTTCTCCGGCCGTACCAGAAGCATCTCCTTCTCCTGCTCAAGTCTCCATGCCGGTCGAAACTCCTTCTGCAGATACATCCGATTCGGAGCAGAACGACCCTCCTGCTGTAAAGAATGCGCCTGATCCTGATGTTCCGCTCTGTGTACCCGCTGTTCAATCGCAGAAAGACTCTGTTTCCACTAAAGCGGTCATTCATTTCTCTGTCAGTAAAAAGGTGCTTCTCGTGGTTGCCTTTATTATTGTCCTCATGATCGGTATTCTGACCGGTTTATTCTTGGGAGAAGGGTATTTTGCACCACATTTTACACCTTCTTCACCTTATATCGACTCTTTAAAAGCTGCTGAAAAAAGTGCTGCAAGCACGGCTTATTCTAACGGCTACAAGTCCGGCTATGCTTCTGGCCAAATTGATGGCTACAATTCGGCTTCCGAAGCCAGCCGGGATGCTTACTCTGAAGCTTGGCTTAATGGGTGGGACGGCGGATATAATTCCGGCTATGAAGAAGGCTATAACGCCGGCTACGATGACGGCTATTATGCATATTGATTAACAAGATGCGGCCCGCCAGGCCTCTGGACACGCAAGTGTTTACGCGCAAGATGGCGGGTATTTTTTTCCTTAAACGCACAAAACCCCTCCAGCAGGTTCCTATTAAGTCTGCTTATTTATGTCTTGTTTGTGAAGGATTTTTGAATTCTCATTGCTTGTCAAGCCCTAATTTTTAGTTTTTCTGTTGCGTTTGCAACTTTTCACATTTTTTTCGTGTACAAACCCGCTCACCGAGCGTATAATAGACTTGCAGGAACGTATTCCTGCCAAGACAATGAAAAGACTGCTGGTCTTTGCTTGTCCGCTGAAAGAGGGTAGCCCCTCCCTGCCATGAAAAAATGGGGAATTAAAAAAGCGGTGAGCTCTTACCGTGAGTAGAGAATGAAAAAAGCGGAGAACCTCTGCCGTATAGTGAGGAATGAAAAAGGGTGCGGGACAGGTTACTGTTCCGCACCTTCTTGGATTAAGGAGCTGAATTATGGGGAAGTTTCAATTTTACCACATTAACGAACACTATATCAGCTATTTACATAGTATTGACACCCGTGTGCAATACAATAAGGGGCAGCGGCGTCCGTATGTTGGAATTGTACTCTCCATCAACGGCATTGATTATTATGTTCCCCTTGAATCCCCTAAGCCCAATCACGTTAACATCAAAGGCGGCGGTCCTGTTATGAAACTCGACGATGGTCGTCTTGGCCTAATGGGCTTCAACAATATGATTCCTGTTATTCCATCTTGCTTGATCAAATTTGATATTCAGAGTATCGAAAATGAGAATTATAAAATGCTCTTGTTGAATCAGTTAAATTATTGCAACAAGAATCGCGATCTTATTCTCCAGCGTGCAGAATCCACATACCGCAAAGCTCTCAGTCGTAAAATCCCGCTGTATCAAAAGGTATGTTGCAATTTTGAAAAATTGGAACGTAAAAGCAAGAAATATGATCCAAATTACGTTCCATCTAAAAAGAAAATTCGTGCAACCGTACCTTCCAAATAATTGTTCTTTTCAAGGAGCTCCCCGCCGGGTGCTCCTTGTTTTATAAACGCACAAACCCCTCCAGCTGTTTCCAGCCGGAGGGGCAAACAAAAAGCCCGCCAAGGTATGCCTGGCAGGCCACATGGAACTACAATCAATCACCCAGATATTTCAAAAGCTGCACCAAATACTGGCCGGATTGCCGGTCTCGCTCATCTCGGTCAAGATCCCGTTTGCCGAAGATCACAAAGCCATTGTCTCCGTAAAAATTGAGCAGCGCGTCTTTGTCCTCGCATTCCAGATACACAAACTTGCCGCCCAGCACCGCCTGGATCGCGCGCACCTTATCAGTCGCCAGCTTCAACAGCACGTCGCCCGGAATCAGGTTGTCGTATCCGTTGGCAAAATTTTTGCCAAGCTGACCAATCAGAGGTGCTGAGATCATGTAATTGTCCGTCATAGAGCGTCGTGCATCCCTTGCCATTGCAAAGCGATTCACTTTCTTTGCAACATTTTTGCTAATGTTCTTGCGTGGAATTTCGAGCACTTTGTTTGACAGTGTAAAATATCCCACCAGCACTGGTTTGTCTTTGTAAGATGTCGCCACCA